TGAAGAACTCCACGCAATATGAAACCCATAACTCACCCAAAACAACATTGGCTGCAGCATTTCCAGTTGTTGCCAACTGAGTGAGACCTAAATCTGTTAATCTAGGGTCTCTGTTGGCATCCCTGTCTGTGTACAGCTTTGTGATGGTTGTTTCATTTGGGTCGCATTCTATAGCGTGAATCAACGGCAAAGTTGGCTTAACGGACACAGCGTATTCCGAGTTCTCCATTTCCTGTTTACTTTGGTAAATAGGTTCAGCGGAATTATAGTTGGTTGCAAACACCAACACACCCGGTTGACCACTACTAGTGAAATCAGTGATCATGGGCCTGAACTCGAAGATTAACCCATGGAACCTAAATTGCTGATAATTGGGTGCAATTTGTGACAACCATGGAAAAGTCTTCGGATCGGTTGGGTTTAAACTATAAGCCCGATTGAAGAATGAAGTGGTGGAGAGGATGTCACCCAAATACTCACGATGACAAATGACGTTGGTTCTGTCATTTGTCATAAACTTTGGAATCTGCTTTCCATTTGTTAAAACGTTGTATTCAGGAGTTTGCCCCACCATCTGGTAGTCTCCACTACCAAAAATTGCTCCTATTCCTTGTCCTAACCAGCGACCAATGCCGGAGGCTTGGGGAATCCCGAGAAACTTCCCAATTTCTTTACCGGCTATGGCGCCTGCGTCAGCGAATGGAGTTGCCTTCTTTTGTTTGCGGGAGGCAGTCCGCTTGGTACGGTTCTTTTTAGTCATTGTATTGGATACCCTATGACTACGGGGACTGTACATCATCAAGGCCTGTTTACAGGAGGAGCCGTGCAGTCTCTTGGCGTTTTGTTTAGCACTTTAAAAGTTTTGGTCCATTTAACCTTGATAACCCAATTCCGTAATGTGAACTGACCTACGCAAGGGTGTTCAAACCTTGACCCAGCACACATCTTTCCAAGGGACTAAATCTGCTACGGCTAACAGAGGGTGTTGGAAAGGAAAACCAGGGGCTACGTTCGGATAACCCTACAACAAGTGTAGGGTGGGGTTGTTTTGGTAATGACAAGTGGTTTTGTTGAAATGTACTTCACACTTGCGATAATACTCTTCTATGGCTAGCTGCTTATCAGGTGGCACCCCAAATGCCTTCCAATACGAATATCTAGCGATATGGTGAACTTGCCTTCTCATGTCCATACCCTCAGACAAAGGAGTAAGACCTTCACTATATAGCTTGATTTTCTTATTGGAGTATTTGGTTAGTGTTTTATAAAATTCTGACAGCACAGGAACACATCCAGCGAGAGAGAGACCGCACTCGCCGACAGCCCTGGCCCACTTTGGTCCACTAGTGCTGTTTAAAGGCAAAACGCTGCAACAATCCTTATCAAAGGAGGTTTCAACATTTCTCACCATTAAACATTCATTTTCAGTGACCATTATGGGTCTACATTGACAAAACTCAATGTGTTCTAGCTCATATACAGGGGCCTCCAATACGACATTAAAGCCATATTTTAAGTAATGATTACTTATTATGGCTGTCAATCGTCTTAAG